ATTGAAGAAGTGGGAGAAGTAGCAAGAGCAATGTATGATGATGATGAAGGGCATGTCTATGAAGAAATAATACAATGTGCTGCTGTTTGTATGGCGTGGGCAGAAGCGATGCAAAAAAGGAGAAAGATTGGAAACGGATAGAAAAAAAGTTATTGATAAATTATTAGGTAATAAAAAACTTAACATTGTTAAAGGTGATGATGAAGGATTTGAATATAATCGAATAGAGTTTGGTATCCCTAATTTAGATAAACTAACAGGTGGTGGGATTCCAAAGAAAAGAATGACTTTAATATATGGCCCAACTAATGTTGGTAAGTCTTATCTTGCTTCACAGATATGTGCTAATGTACAACGTGAAGGTGGACTAGCTGCTTGGATAGATACAGAACTATCATGGGATGCTAATTGGATGAGTAAGTGTGGATTAGATGCTAGTGAAATGTTATTGTCTCAACCACATAATGGTGAACAAGCCTTTGAAACAATTACTGAAATGATGCACGCTGGTGTTGATGTAATCGTTTTAGATAGTATTGCAGGTTTAGTCCCAGCCCAAAATTTAGATGAAGATTTTAGTTTCAACCCTATGGCTTGGCAAGCACGATTTGTAAATTCTTCTTTACCTAAAGTTATGAACTCTTTAAG